ATCAAAGGGCCTCACGGCGGCGTTGTCTAACAGCGTCACTCAGTTAGCGTCAGGCGGCAGTATTGACTTAAGGTCTGTGCTGGCTAGTGGCATCCTTGCTGGGGTTAATCCGGGCGGGATGCTGGGCGATAAGCTAGGGATAGTACCCGACAGTGCTCTAGGCGGTGTTGTATCAGGTTCCGTCAACAGCGCAATAGGCGGAGCCATACAGGGCGACTTTGACCTAGAGAACTCCTTACTTGCTGGACTACAGGCAGGTACACTAAACATAATAAAGGACTTCTTCACCGACAGCGATCAGTTCTCGGTTGAGAGTCGTATGAAGCAGATCAAGGAAGGACTTGCGAGTCAGGGTATTACTGACGTCACAGACGAGAAGCTGTTTGAGTACGCTCTACAGATGGGCGGTACCGGAACCAGCGATCTTGCAGGTCTTATCGGGAAGGACGGATTGTTCCCCGACATTGAGAGGGTAGACACTACGTGGCTCAATAGTCTGCTAGGCGGCGGCGAGTACAACGTAGGGTATACCTATACAGGACCTGATGGTAAGGAATACACAGACCTTGAAGTCCTTGATATGGAAGGCGTAGATCCTACCGCTATTGGCTTAGCGTCTATGGCGGGTACTGACCACAACGGCTGGACTTTCTCAAAGAGCCTTGACATGGATAGCCCATTTGACGCGTTCGTTGAGCGTATCTTTGGAGGAGCTATGGACGCGGCCGCTAAGGCTCAGTTCATTTCTACGTATGGCTTTGATCCCGAAGAGCACCCCGAAGCGGCTAAGATGGTGTTCCTGTATGGAGAGGTAGATGAGACGTATACGTTTAGCGACAACCCACGAGGAGACTCAGAGGTAGTTGGACAGCTTAACGGGATCGACGGCACGTATTCTACTGGTCCTGCCTTTGATGTTGAGTCGTTCATTGACGTGGACGAGGACGGCAAAGAGTTCTGGAACGGTAGTGTTCCGTATGCACAGCTAATCACTATGGCTCAGTCGGCTCATGCCGCAGGTGCCACAGGCTCTACGATCAGGGCGCTTTTAGATGGAGCCACAGGCGGGAAAGCAGGTGTAACACTGCCGGGATCTAACGTATCTCTAGTGGATGCCATCTTACAAGGCGTACTAGATGGCACCAAGACAGTAGGTACGGACGACGATGGCAACGCTGTTCTCTTACCGCCGGGTACAGGAACCGATGACACAACAGGAGACGGCTCGGATGGCGTAGAGAATCCTCTGCTTGCAGATCAGAAGTATCAGGCGTGGCTAGCGTCTCAGTCTGACGCGGGGGTAGACTTTACATCAACCGAGAACCCTAACAAGGTAGATGACAAGAAGGCTTTAGCGGCTTACGAGAAGTATCAGGCGTGGCTAGCATCTCAGACTCCTGCCGACACGGGTATGACTACTGACCGGGAGGATATGTCCGGTGAAGGGAATACAAAGGAACTTCCATCGGATACCACGGAGCCACCACCGGAGACACCGGCGACGCCTCCACCACCTCCACCTCCACCTCCTCCTCCGCCACCCCCTCCACCGGGGTCAACGCCACCACCTGATCCGAACGGACCACCACCTGAGCTACCACCTGAGCTAGGACCTATCTTCGGATCGGCTCCTGTGCTTCCGGGCGGTGGCGGAGGCGGCGGCGGAGGCGGCGGTATGCTAAAGGGCGGAGACTACACGCCTTCATGGGGTGAGCTGTTCGGCTACACAACACTTACGCCATATCAGAAGAGGCAACTAGAGCCTATGAAGGACGTTATTGCAGAAGCAAAAGGGATGCTATCATGACATACTTAGAACTGGTAAACGACGTACTCATTCGTATGCGTGAGGACACCATCGATTCAATCGGTGGTAGTTCTCAGGTAGAGCTGAGTGATCCGGTTGCCTATATGGTTAAACAGTTCGTCAACGACGCTAAGCGATCGGTGGAGGACGCACACACTTGGAACGCATTGCGGGATGAGTGGGTTGTCGTGACGTCTCAGGGTACTCCTGCGTATGCGCTGACAGGGTCTGGAGGACGTGCTGTCCTTGATGCTGTATACTCGGCATGGGGTGGCGCAATACGAGAGGCTACGCTCAACAAGATACGGAAGGATAGTCTGAGGGGAGGAGAGAACACCCCGATGTACTACGCCATTGACGGCACTGACGCTAGCGGGGATGCACGTATACGCTTCTCTCCTACGCCTAAGGCCGCAGGGAACTTCCACGTCTACGGCTACAAGTATCAAGAGGATCTACAGACAGACACAGACGTACTTAAGGTTCCACATAAGCCTGTCGTGTACTTTGCTCTGGCCCTAGCGGCGAGAGAGCGTGGAGAGGTGGGTGGTCAGACTTCCACGGACTTGTTTGGAATGGCTAAGAACTATCTCGCGGACGCTATCGCTATTGATGCGGCCTCTAACTCACTTGATGACATCTGGGTATCTGTATAATGCCAGCACAACAACAGCAGAACATAACGATCCCGGCCCCCGGCAGTATGGGGCTGAACACAGAACAGTCCCCGACAGCTCAGGACGGGTCTTTCTGCTTGACGGCTAACAATGCCGTTATCGACCAGTACGGACGTATTGGCTCACGTAAGGCGTTTGCTACATTGACTAAGACTGTTAACTTCAACTACCTCTTCAACGTAGCGAAGGAGTCAGAGTCCTTAGAAGTGCTTACGCTAGCGACCGGTAGTATTAACGGTGAGCACTACGTCGTAGGGCTGGCTAAGGTACAGCAGTACAACATAGGAGGCGCAGTCGTACAGACAGATCGCTTCTTCTTCACGCTGGATAAGGTGGGCGTGGAGTGGCAACTGAATGAAGTGGCCGCACACACAGGAGCTAACCTTGAGACGCTGGATAAGGCTAAGATCGTGTCGTTTAACGACGCCTTCTACATCTTCTCCGAAGGCAATGAAGCGATGGTGTGGGATGGTACTACGTTTGGTGTGCTATTCGCAGGCACCTCTGACGTTGACTACATCGCCCCTCAGGACGACACAGGCGTAATAGCTAGTGTCATAGACGGGGACGTGGCATGTGCCGCATACGGCCGTCTGTGGGTCTCTGGGGTGGGTGGTGACCATAACGTCATCTACTACTCTGACCTGTTGATAGCGACGCAGTGGTACGACGGACGTGCTACCCCTACGGACACACAGAACACAGGCGGGATCATCGACCTGCGCGAGTACTGGCCTGCGGGGTCGGACGATGTGCGTGCTATCGTGGCACACAACAACGCGCTGTTCGTATTCGGCCGCAAGTCTATACTGGTGTGGGGCAACCCAACAGGTGATCCCTCAGCGGAGGGCGGCATCTTCCTACAGGATGCAATCAGCAACATCGGTGTTGTCTCGCAGGATGCTGTGGCTGTAACAGGCAACGACGTTCTGTTTGTGGACGGCACAGGCGTGCGCTCACTCGGTAGGACTATACAAGAGAAGTCTGTCCCGCTAGGCGACCTTACGCTTAACGTACGTAAAGACATCTCAGCCATGATACAGACCACGTTAGACAAGGACACAATCAGCATCGACTACTGGCCTGAAGAGTCCGTGTCGGTGGTGACATTCCCAGAGCAGGGATTCTCCTACGTACTAGACATGCGTCAGGCATCGCCTACGGGTGGTAGTCGCATCACTCGGTGGGACAACTGTGTACATAACCGTTCGTTATATGTAGAGCTACCTACCGGATCTATGGTGTTGCTTGCGTCTGACAACGACCAAGGTGTCCTAGAGTACAGGGGCTATCAGCAGTGGGATGGGCAGTCGTATGTATTCTCTTACGCTTCCCCCGCCATGACGCTGGGTCAGCCCGCTAACCTGAAGTTCATTAAGCAGATAGACTACACATGCGTTAGTACGTTCTCATCAGGGAACGCTACGGCTAGGTGGTCATTTGATTATGTAACTCCAGCACGTACTAGATCCTTATCTATCGGCGCTACGCCACCGTCTAAGTTTGGCATTGCTCAGTATGGAGTAGACACTTACGGCGGGGCTGTATCTACAATCAAACGCTACAAGATCAACGCAAAGGGTAGCGGAGAAGCACTAATCATAGGAATCAATATGGACATCGGCGGTAATAGCTTTAGCTTACAAGAAGTGAACATTCAAACACTATTAGGGAGGACTCTGTAATGGGTATTAGTTCAGATACATACAACGCATGGCAGGGACTAGGCGCGGCCGCTGGTGGTATGCTATTTGCTAGCGAGATCACAGACAGAGGCCAAGGCTACGCCGCAGACATGGGCAAGCTTGCGGCTGAACTACAGAACCAGTCTGGCTTCAAGGGGTATGGCGTTAAGACAGGCGTTGGTCAGTCTCACTTTGACACAGACGGATCTCTTGACGTAGGCGTAGGCCCAGACCAAGGCATGATTAGCGCGGCTAACCAAGGCACCCTCGGCGGCATGGACATGATGCAACAGGCTGGCGCTAACATGGGCGCTAACCAAGGCGCATACATGGACGCGTCACAGCAGGCTATGGGTAACTCCATGCAGAACATGGCAGGCCGCGAGCAGGACATCTACAACCGCGCAATGGCTATGCAACAGCCACAGCTAGACCAACAGCGGGCGCAACAGCAGGCCCGTGAGTACGCTCAGGGACGCGGAGGCATACGTGGTAGCCAGTTCGGCGGCACGGGTGAGGACGCGGCAATGGCTAAGGC